ACCTCGGCATGATGTACGGCATGGGCGTCAACAAGCTATCCGAACAGTTGGACTTGACCGTGGAGGAAGCAAAAGCTTTGACTCAGCAGTATCACAAGCGCGTCCCCTTTGTAAAAGGACTGATGAAAGGCGTACAGCGCAAGTTGGACGATCCACGGTCCTCCGGCAGTTTACGATCTCTCCGGGGACGTAAATGCCGATTTGATCTTTGGGAGCCCGACACGTTTGAAATGCACAAAGCCATGGCTCGCGAAGAAGCACTCGCGGCCCACGGGCCAACGACCAGACTACGTCGGGCGTACACGTACAAGGCTTTAAACAGGTTGATACAGGCTTCTGCGGCGGACATGACTAAGCAGTCTATGGTAGACGTTTGTGAGGCTGGTTTTATTCCCATGCTTCAAGTGCATGATGAATTAGCTTTTTCTGTAGAAAGCCCGGAAAAAGCAAAGCATCTTGCTGAAATTATGGAACAAGCGGTGCCGTTACAAGTTCCTAACAAGTGCGACGTAGAAATAGGTCCCAGTTGGGGCGAATGTGAGGAACAATCATGAGTGAAGAGGTGAAGACTGCGGCCAAAGTGGGCCACATTTATTACGACTTGCATAACGGACAGGGTTTTGTTGTGTTAAATGAGCGTTGGTATTGTCTTTTGGAAGATGTTTGTGAGCTTGATGTAATTCAAGATGTCATTTCGGACATGACTGAGCTATATGAAGACCGACATTCCGTGGTTTTTCAAGAGGTTGATTGAAGCTACGACGTTGCGTATACTTTCCCATACCTAATGTAGGAGACGTGTGATGGACACGACTAAATGGAAATCAGTACTGCTTCCTCGGGATGTTTATGAAGAGTTGGTGGTGATTGCAAGAGTAGAAGGGCGTACAATTAGTGGACAGCTTCGGTATATACATGAAGGCTGGAAACAAGAACATCTTTCCGACCGTGATCAAGAGTATATTGCCGAACAAGTAGATTCATTTAAAAAGGAGAACGGCGTAGACCTTACGTCAAAAAGCTTTTCAATATGAGTCAATTTACAACAATGCAGAACGAATTCAACAAAGCGTTGAAGAAGCTGGAAGAAGGCTACAAAAACGGGAAAGTTGATCGTTCTGATTTTGACAAGCTGCATGTTTGGCACGAATTCCTCAAATCCAAAATAAATGCGGATAGAGAAAAAGATGCCAAAGAAGTCAGATAACGTTACTTGCCCCGCCCATTACAACCAAGGTGAGATTGAGTGCATTGAAGCGATAAAAGCAAGCTTAACCCCGGAGGGGTTTCAAGCATATCTTAAAGCGTCTTCGATGAAATATCTTTGGCGACATGAATATAAGAATGCGCCCGTGGAAGACTTGAGGAAAGCTAAATGGTTTCTGGGCCGTTTGATAGACGAGCTAGTAAATGGTGGTTTGGATTAGAGGCCGACGACGTAAAAATAGCAATACAGGCCGCCCATCAAACCGCCGACCGTCTAAATAAACCGGTTGCGTTACAGATAGATCTTTCGGTTGTTCCAGAAGAACAGGCCACGATGGAAATTCTTGAAGTGATAACCCCCGTGGGATATCATAGAGATGCATGAATGGCTCATGCAACACTCCTAAAGTGTTTAGGGTTGGTAGTTTTCTCCCAAAGTGAACAACATTTAACCCGAGCCCCGCGCAACGCGGGGTTTTTTTTGCGTATGTTTTTTATGTATGTTATATATCACATATGAATCTTATAAACGCGATTGATCTTGCAACATCCAAAACCTACAAAAATGAGCGCCGCTGCTATATCGGAGCCAGTAATGTAGGCAATCCCTGCCACGCGTTTCTTCAGTACAGCCTCCGGGGTTATTCTCAGATCGGCCCCCCGCCCGCCGTCATACGAATTTTTAACCTCGGCCATCACTTAGAAGAAATTGTAGTTGAGGACCTTAAAGCAGCGGGCATAAGCGTTTCCGAAATAAATCCTAAAACCGGGAAGCAATGGACATTTACCGCTCTCGGCGGCCATGTCCGAGGCCATGCTGACGGCATAATCCATAACGGAGAAGGCAATGATCCTCAGATCCTTGAGATAAAATCCATGAACGACAAAAAATGGAGGATGTTTAAAAACCAAGGAATCGCCCGTAGTCACCCAATCTACTACGACCAAGTGCAACTGCTCATGGGACTCGCTGATTTATCTACAGCATGGATGGTTGCCTACAATAAAAACACTTCCTCGTATCACGCAGAACACGTCGCGTTTAACGCACCACGCTACAAAGACCTTCTGCGTAAATCCCTTTCCGTGGTCCGTGACTTGTCAACCGCTCGCATAACAGATACCCCTGACTGTTTTGAATGCAGGTACTGTAACTACAGACCACACTGCTGGCCCAACGGCATTCAACCACCCCCGATTGCCGTTGAGTGTATAACTTGTCGCCACAGTAAGCCGACAGGCAAACGTAAGTGGCACTGTACGTTACACGGGTCACGGGCCACGGAACCCTGTTCACAGTGGAGCAAGCTGCAACCAAAATGACTATTAAACGAATCCACGTTAATCAACACGTCATCCGCCGTAATTTAAAGGTTAAAGAAGGGCCGCATGAGCCCGCAATCGCCGTAAAGGAAGGGAAGAAAAATACTTACGGACATGGCGTCACGGTTCACGGGCCAAGTAAAGTTGTGTACTCCCCCGACAAGCCCCTCTCATGCGGAGCCCGAGTCTGGATCGAGACGACTGCGGAGGTAGATATAGAATGAGCCGGGACACGTGCTGGTATTGCGGGGGCCGCTTAATTTGGGGCGGCGACCACGACCTGTCCGAAGAAGACGACCATTTTGACATGTCCTCAAACCTGACCTGCGCGCAGTGTCAGGCCCACGTCGTTTACTATAGGCCAAAAGATGAAGAAGCTTTGGAAGATTAGTGAGCCCAAAAAAGAGTTAGCCGGGTGGAAACAATACGCCCTGATGTTTGTGGTGTTCTTAATTATAGCCTTGCTTGCTTAACCCTTATCTAGTATAGGTAGTCACTAAGATTAATCGCAACTAGGGGTAGGCGGTTGGATCGGCTGACTTGCAAGCTATGCAAGAAAAGAAAATCTAAAAACGAGTTCGCTAAACGCTTTCATGAAACCGGTAAATATCTGGGCGGTAAAGCCGTTTGTAACGAGTGCGAACGCGCTCGCCAAATAAAAAACATCTATAAAAACCCCAGAAATTACATCGCCTCCCGCCACCATGACATGTGCCAACGCGCAAAAAAATACGACATATCTCTAGACGAAGCTATAGACACGGACTTCCTTGTCGATTTGTTTAAACAACAAGACGGACGGTGCGCCCTCTCTAACTTACCCATGACGTGGATACATGAGGGACTGGCCTCGAACCACGGCTCACGGCGCGGCACCAACGTGTCGGTTGACAGGGTTAATCCGAGCGAGGGTTATCAACCCGGAAACGTCCGGTTAGTCTGTGACCGAGTCAATAAGTTGAAGTCTAATATGCTGGACGGCGACCTATATTTTTGGTGCGCCATATTGACCAAAGCCTTTAGCGGCCTTTAAGGCGTTTTGCCGCCTCTTCTATCAATTGCAGGCGACTTGCATAAAACGACGGGCTGTCTTTTTTATCTTCATCAAATTCCAACTCACTCTCTTCTTCCAGATCATCCAGCAACTCTTCCCACCCCTCCCCTTCCCTATTCATGGCTTCGCAACTCCTGAACACTAGTCACCCACTCCATAGGTATCGCCAATTCCGCGTCCCCCTCTTCTACCAGCCCCTTGCCATCTAACAAAACGTGCGGGCATATCAAAATACGCTGTTCGTCCCGATGAAGAATCACGCCACACGACATGACCGTCGCTTCCTTCGTGTCCTTCATCTCCTCAACCGAACGCCAACCCACACGGCCCCCGCCACACGCGTCACGCCACCGGACTAAAAATAATTTGGGCTCCATATAACCTCCCCAAGTGATAGAAATTAGCAAAGGGTCTTTTCGCCAATTTCTATCAGCCTACTACAAAAATGAACAACGTTCTGGGAGAATGGTCCGCATGGGATTACCAATCGACGCAGAAGAACGAAGTTTCGTAGCTAAGTTGTTGGAAGATAACGAAGATTTCCGAGAATACGTTATTCAAGCAATGGAACTACAAATGCTCCGGGGCGACGAAAATTCCAAGCACTTTATCGAAACGCTAATGGCCGAAGATGAACACGAATTCATCTTATCCTTGTGCCACATAGGATTCATTGTATACACTGACTACCTCATCACAACCAAAGCCAACTACAACAAACAAAAGCTGCACTAAAAATGAGACACTGCTACGTCTGCAACCGCTGTGGAATACCCATCACCAACGCACTGTGCGAACAGTGCCACCAAAACCGCAAGGAGAAACCCATCAAAGTGGAACTCGCTGAACACTTCATCGCCCTCTTCGTCGTCTCCGTCCTCACGGCCTACGTCTACTTTTACATGTAAACACTTAACGGAGGGCGCATGAGCGACCTAAACAAAGGCAGGGTGGAAATCACGAAGAGCACTTTGGTTCTCAGGGACGATGGCCGCGTGGATTGCTATAACTCCGCTGGCTACCGCATCCTCGACCTCGACAGCCTCCCCGAGGACATACAAGGCCTCGTCAAACAACAAAGCGTCACGTGGTTAAAGATTAAGGGCGCGACAGAGGAGTAATCGAACATGATCCGGGGTCCGTGCTTTGTTGCGCGTCACGCAACGAGCTTGTCTGCTGTCTCACGACGGTAGTTTCTCGGACCACGGACCACGGTGCTTAATTCCCCTATCTATATAGTGTTTCTCAGAGAAATAAAAAAATAAAAAAATAAATTAAAAATAGCCGTAACCGGCGTAACCGCGTAACCTTGGCCTACAGACCGCATAAACGTTGGGTTTTTGTGGTTACAGTCAGTTACACGGGTATACACCACTTTGTTCCAAGCTTGTTAATCAAGCTATCCACTTAGAGGTTTTCCGGTTTTGAAAAAAAATTATTTTTAATTCTCTAGAATATATATATAGGGGGCAAAAATAAGGTAAGGTTATCCTGACTTACTCATATACAAGGCCCTCTGATGGCAAAGCAAAAAAGCCGGTACGCCAAAGTACTGGACACCAAGGCGGCGGCACTCCCTGAAGCAAAGCGCCAGAAAAGAACCCGACCACCGTTAGCCCAGAAACGCTTAACGCGTAAGCAAGAACTTTTTGTAAGGGAACTGGTTTCAAAGGACGGCCAGATAACCATGCGGGAGGCGGCTATCAACGCCGGGTATCCGGAACGGTCTGCTCATGTCCGGGCGTCTGAACTAACCAACCCCCGTATTAGCCCGCACGTTTGCCGAGCTATCCGAGAATATCGCCAAGAACTAGATGAAAAGTATGGCGTGGAATACCAAAGGCATCTGAGGGACCTCCAGATCATCCGTGACGCCGCTTTAGAGCAGGGGGCATACAGTGCCGCAGTGCAGGCGGAATATCGCCGTGGGCAGGCACAGGGGGACATCTACGTCAATAAGACGGAGATCCGGCACGGAACCATAGAGCAGATGAGCAAAGAAGAGGTCATGAAAGCCCTAGATGAACTTAAACAAACCTACGCTCCTTTAACTCATGACGCGGGGGCCGAGGAAGGTGGTAATCGGGCGAAGGCCCGTGAGCGGTTGGCGGAGGATATGCTTGATGGACATACTGGAAACGAAGGCGAAGCCCAAGAAACAGCGTGAAGCCGGTTTTTGGCAGGCGTTAAAAAAAGCCATTCAAGCCAACTGCCCGGATTGGACTGCCACGCGGTTAGAATCTAGAGCCACGTTGGGTGTGCCGGATGTTTTGATTATGGACGGTAAGGGCAAGTGGCATATGGTGGAGTTAAAGACCACGCAGAATATGTCGGTGGATATCTCTCCGCATCAAGTGGCCTTCGCTACCAAACACGCGCGAGGAAGCTGCTGGATTGCGGTAAAGCTTTGTACTGCTACGGGCAGTGAGATTTTTTTGTATCACGGCGACCGTGCTGTGGATTTAAAAATGGACGGGTTGAGCGCCACTCCCACTAAACATTTCAGTCACCCTGTCTCTTACAGAAGTGTTCTCCACGCTATTGCCACTATGTGAGTTATCCCATACTATGGTGATGGGCATATGCCCTGACCAACGGAGAACGAAACATGAGCGAACTAAGATTAGCAGTATGGACCGTGGAGAGTGGAGAGAAGTGCCGGTGGTTCCCGGACAGCGGATCGGCCCGAGAATTTGCACGTAATGAGTGGGACAACAATCTTGACGGGGTGCCGTGGATTAATTCTAAAACCATTTGGGATGTCGCGGAGATGTGCGAAATTTTGAACAATATTGAAACCTATGCCGACGGTGCGCCAGTGTCTGGAGAATTAGTTGTTTTTTCTAATCGGATGGCTTGAAAAACGGATGCGGACGCCGGATTTGGAAGAACAGCAACAACCTTATTTTCGATATCCGGTGCCCGATCCTTACCACGGTTTTTTTGAAAAGAGGGGAGAGCAAATGCAAACAAGAGGTGAAGCCGCAGAGGCTAGATATGCTGGGCAGACGTATGACCATGCGTTGCCGCAGGGTTGGGTGGACGCGTGTTGTGAGAAGGGCCTTGATCCGCGAGGTCATTTCGTTTGGCTGTACGATGATTACGTCGGGCGGCCTGCTCCCATCACTGGCGATGGGGACCGTATGGTGTCCCTACTTGCCCGTGACCCGTAGGTTCGCGAGCCTACGCCGAGCCGCCCTCCGGGGCGGCTTTTTTATGGGCGTTTGAATCTACGTTTATAGTGTCAAGCTTTTTTTTATCGGGCCGCCAAGCCGCATGGTTGCTGGGGCCGAGCCGAGATTTCGGAGGTTTTGTCGAGTTGACAAAAATCGATATGCGATAATGTGTTCATCAAGTCCAAGCGACTTCGATGTTCTTTAACAACGCTGGCCTAGCACCGAGACGCGAGTCCGCTATCGGATGGCACCTTCTCAAAAACATTCATTTTCACTTTGGGAGAAAAGCAATGGAAAATTCACTTTACGTTGTAATCGCGGCTAATCACTGTTGGGGTGTGGCAGAGTCTTTAACCGAGGCACTAAGCAACGCTCACTTGAGAGAGCAAACCCGTCTGAGTCATTTTGATTGGGTGTTTGATCAAGAGGAGTTACAGGAACGGTGGGATAGCTGGAAAAAATACGGCGAGCAGGATTGGCGGGAAGAGATTGAGTTCTCTGATGAAAAGCCAACCGAGTGCCTAATCTACCGGTTAGATTGCGAGGTCTGGAAAAGCTACCGGATCTGCGACATATCGGGTGGGATAAGTGCCGAGCCTCTTGATCCTGAGATGACCGGCGCGGAGGCCAGCAAAAAACTGGCTGAAATTCAGATCAGGGCGCTGTTCGATAACGGGGTACTAAAACCCCTCAAGTGAATCCAAACCAACCCCGCTTCGGCGGGGTTTTTTATGCCCGGAGAAATTTTAAAAAGAGCATTGCGGCGTGGGCCCCGGTATGCGATAGTTCGGTTGCGGCAATGTCGCCGCGTGCTTTGGGAGAAGTAACCATGCAACATACGATTGAAAATTCAGATAACACCCTGACCCGCCTGCTTCAACAGGTGCAGGACCAAGCCGCTAGATCGCAGGACTTTCTGGCACCCACTAACCAACTTCAACTCCTGACCTGTGACTGGGGTGACGGTAGCAAGGTCAGCCAGATCATCATGGAGCAATCCGGCGGGGCACCGACTCAGATCCTGACCGCCAATGATGTGGCGTTTGACCAAATCAGCCAGCGGGCCGGGATCGATGTCCGTACTGCGCGCCGCCTTCAACAGGATTACTCCACTGAATTCGATGGACTGATCAATGCTATCTGGCAGAAAGAACCGGCGGTGCGGATGATCCGTTCGTTCCAGCACTCTGCCCCCGACGCCAGCACTGCCCGCGCATTTGTCAGCGACAAATTTAAAACGTTCGATAACGTTCACCTGTTGCAGTCCGCACTGCCCGAACTGCTGGAAAGCGATGCCCAGTGGCAAGTGGTTAACGGGACGGTGACCGACAAGCGCCTATACCTGCGGCTCAAGTCGGCGGTGATCACTGGCGAGGGCGCGGCAGTTGGCGACATCATGGCGCTGGGCATTGGTATGAGCAACAGTGAAGTCGGCTGCGGTAGCGTCAACGTTTACCAAATGTTTTGGACGCTGGCCTGCCTGAACGGTATGCAGACTGAGAAGCGGACCCGAAAGTCTCATATTACCGGGGCGCGTGGCGATGCCGATACGTGGGGCTTGCTGACTGATGAAGCGAAGGATGCGGACAATCACGCGCTGGCGCTTCAAATGCGGGATGTCACTGCCGCCTATGCCAGCCGCGAATCATTCGATGAAGTGCTGGAAAAAATGAAAACCGCGCATGATGACAAAGTCGAGGGCTCGCCACAGTCTGCCGTCGAGGCTATGGGTAAAGTGTTGGCGCTGACCAAAAAGGACACCGCCAGCTTAATGGACGGCTTGCTCGCCACTATCGGGCAGGCAGGTTACGCCGGTCAGCCAGTAACCCGCGCCACTATGGTAAACGCTGTGACGGCGGTAGCGCATCAGGCGGATGC